TCCCTGTTGAAAATAAATAAAGAACATTGCTATCTTTAAATATACTCCCTGAATGGTTTGACGTTGCACCTGGGCGACGGACCACCACGCGATCATTAAGTTCCATAACTATTTTCCAATTACGGTCCGTAAGTTCTTGCTGAATATAACGCCAATTGTTTTGGGTGTTAAATACTTTCCAGGGACTATCTTCGCGCGCATAATCTTTTTTCTTTACCTCATAAACCGGGGTTTCGTCATATGATCGCATTACCGACATGAGCCAACCGCGTTCTTCCATTGTTAGCTTTGGCATTTCGCATGGGTTGCCCTTCATGTAAAAATATCCTGCTGAGGGGGCGGTCTTTATGTACTTTTTATTCGTTTCATCAATACGTTCTATTACGGTTACCGGATGCGGACTACCTTTCATTTTTGCCAGTACCGGATCACCTCCAACTATTTCGGCATAATATTCAATATGCGCGCCGCCTGTCGGCGTGGTGCAAATGACCAATTTATCATAAAGATCAGGCCACCCTTGCTCAATTGTGTTGAGTATCTTTTTTGTTATTCCTTTGCAGTTCTTTTCATCAATGTCAATCACCTCCATCCCGCGTTGAATCATGATACCAATGTCACAATCACGCTCAAAATAATAGTCTATATTTTGCAGATTGATAGGGTGCTGAACAATATCGTTAATTTTGCGGATGTTGTTCGTAGGTTTCTTTTCTCCTTTGTGTAAAGGGATAACATGATGCCCGGCTGCGATTAATTCCTTTGCTGCAACGTAGCAGGCCTTGTCAATGATCTCACCTTGTTCGAGGTATTCGTATATGTTCATATTATTTTTTATCTTTTAATTTATTCATCTCAAATTTTATATATTCAGTCATATCCAATTTTGTATTCATCCAATTTAATATTTCTTCATTAGAAAATGGAATGTCATTAGCATTGTATTTAACAGTGCCTTTTACTTTAAAAGAAGATCGCAAATCATCATTTGCAATTTCTTTAAATTGCTCCCTTAATTCCTTTGCCTTTGTAGCTTTTACCATTATGGTAATTGGGATTCGTTTGTCTTTTGCTGCCATTTTTGGGCGGCCTCGTTTCTTTTTTACTAATTGCATAAAAATATATTTTTGACAAATATACAAAATAATTTTTTTATTTAAAAAGAAATAATATATTTGCATATAAATATTTAGTTTATGAATAATCAGTATGAAATTTGGAAGGATATAGAAAACTATGAAAATCTATATCAGGTAAGCAATTTTGGCAATGTAAGAAGATTGCCTGTTATAATAAATGCAATGTCCAGATGGGGCACAATAAGAAAGATGAAATTTAAAGGTAAGAATATAAAAACTTGCCATAAATCTGGAAGCGGATATCCTATTGTTAGTCTTTGTAAAAATGGGGTATCAAAAATATATAGTGTTCACAGATTGGTAGCAAAAGCTTTTATTGAAAATGGAAACAATTTACCTCAAGTAAATCATAAAGATGGTAACAAAATTAATAACAATTTTAATAATTTGGAATGGGTTAGTAAAAGTGACAATATGCTACATAGTTTCCATGAATTAAAAAATCAAAAAATAAATAGAAAAAAAGTAATAGATACAAGCACAGGAATTGTTTATGAAAGCATATTAGATTTATCAAAAAAACTAAATATAAAATATACTACAATAGCTAGAAAACTTGCAGGCACTTTAAAAAACAATACAAATATAAAATACGAATTATGAAAAGTTACTCAGTAGATTTACAATCAAAACAATTAACGCTGCTTGATGCGAGATTTTACATTACCAATGATGGCGGTTATGTCCCATCTGTCACAACTATTTTGGAGGCATACCCGAAAGGAGCCGCATATTACAACTGGCTAAAAGAGGCCGGCAAAGATGCGGATGAAATAAGGGATGAAGCCGGGCGGCGTGGATCAGTAGTCCACAAACTCACGGAATTATATGACGCAGGTGAGGAGGTGCATTTAGTAAACCCAAACGGCTCCATTGATTATAAATTAAACGAATGGGCCATGTTTGAGCGGTATGTTGAGTTTCGCAGCCGTTTTGACTTTATTATTGATGCAATAGAGATCAATATTATAAATGCTGAGTTAGGTTATGCCGGGACAATTGACCGGATCATAACAATAAATGGTCAAAAAATGCTGATTGACATTAAAACGTCAAATGCCATATATTCATCATATTGGCTGCAGCTTGCCGCATACCGCAGTTTACTTTTAAATAGTATGGGTATTCGCATTGATAAAGTTGGCATATTATGGCTGAATGCCAAAACACGTACGGATGGCAAAAAAGGCGACATACAGGGCGCGGGATGGCAGTTAATAAGCAAAGATGATACAAGTAAGGATTTAGACTTATTTAACGCAACGTACTCATTATGGATGGCTGAGAATGGCGCAAGTAAACCAAAACAATTAACTTATCAAATATCACACAAATGGGAGAAATAATAAGAATATCACACCCGGTAAGGATTGGTGATGATGATGTAAAAATTATATTTTCTGCTTGCTGTTATTATAAATCCGTTGATAATGCAATGCAGATTTATCCGGAAATACATGGCTTGGTTACATGGTCACAAAATTTATTTGATATGATTGACAATTTATACATTGCAAAGGCGGCCAACTCACAAGCAGTTAGACAAAAATTATTAGCAAAATTTGAGGATGAATATCCTTTTGAAGATTAAACCATCTCGGCTCTGGGCAAACCGATAATTATATGGGCTTAAGCAATACAACAGGGGGCATTACCTACCTGAATTTAAAAGAGGGCAAATTTGCGCGCAAAAATGCCAATGGCGACATTGATTTATTTGACTCCGTAAGCGGTGTAATAAGTCAAATTGAGTTTAAGGATGATGAATACAATGGCAGTAAGTTCCGCAAACTTCTATTGACTCTGCAGGATGAAGGCCAAAAATATTTGGTGCAGGTCCGTACGGATTCCGGGTATTATCGCGGACTGACCAATGCCATTGCGAATGCTGATATTGATCAGGAAATTAAATTAATCGCATCCAGTAAGGTTGGCGAAAATGGCAAACCGCAAACAACGATCTTTGTTAATCAAAATGGCAAGGCGTTGAAGTGGAAATGGTCAAAGGATAATCCAGGCGAATTACCTGAACTTGAAAAAGTAAAGGTCAAAGGCCAATACGTTTATGATAATACAAAGCAATTGGAATACTTTGAGAAATTTTGGTTAACGCTGATCCCATCTGAGAAACCAACGGCGGAGGAGGCTCCGTTTTAATCTGTATCTTATTCACCCTCCGTTGTTTATAATTTAAAACGGTTAGTTTGTAAATGTGAACGAAAGGGGCGGAGGGTGATTTTTTTATTTATTATGACACCGCGTAATTATCAAAAATCAATTGCACATTTAGCCGCTAAAATAATACAATCGCATGGGCTTGTATATTTAGCTATGCAGGTAAGAACAGGCAAAACCGCCACCGCTTTATTAACCGCTGAGAATCTGTCGCAAAAAAAGGTATTATTTGTGACAAAAAAGAAAGTGATTGACGGTATTTTGGCGGACCATAAGGCGTTAAATTTATCCTTTGAGATTGCCGTAACCAATTACGAACAATTGCATAATTTGCAATATTTGCCTGATTTGATAATAATTGATGAAGCGCATTGCCTGGGACAATACCCCAAACCAGCGCAAAAAGTAAAAATATTGAAAGAAATATGCAAAGGCAAGCCAATTATTTATTTGAGCGGTACGCCAACTCCTGAAAGCTATTCTCAGTTATTTCATCAGTTACATATTAGCAGCTTTTCACCTTTCAGCAATTATGCCAATTTTTATAAATGGGCGGCCGATTATGTTGACATACAAAAAAAATATTACAGCGGCCTTGCCGTTAACGATTATTCAAAAGCAAATCAAACAAAAATCAAAACCATGACAGAAAATTTATTTATTTCATTCACCCAGGCAGAAGCCGGGTTTAAGCAAGATGTTGAGGAGCAAATTGTAAAAATAACAATGCAGCCATCAACGTATTATTTGACAGACAAATTAAAAAAGGATCGGGTATTTGTTGGCAAGGATGGCAATGTTGTCCTGGCAGATACCGGGGCGGCCCTTATGTCTAAACTACACCAATGCTTTACTGGTACCGTAATTGATCAAAAAGATGATGGGTTGATATTTGACCGCTCCAAAGCATATTGGATAAAAGAGCATTTTAAAGGCAAAAAGATTGCTATCTTTTACAAATACAAAGCGGAGGAGGTAATGCTTTATTTAACTTTCGGGTATGATAAATTCACATCCGATCCCGCGGAGTTTGCCAAAAGCCCTGATTTGTGGTTTCTTTCGCAGATAAGCAGCGGGAGGGAAGGTATCAACCTTTCAACCGCCGAGGCCCTTATAATGCTTAATATTGATTTTAGCGCGGTATCGTACTGGCAGGCGCGGGCCAGGATGCAGAGCAAAGATCGGGAGGATGCCGCAAAGGTTTACTGGCTTTTTGCGGATGGTGGGATTGAGGAGAAAGTATATAAGATGGTGAAGGATAAAAAGGATTATACGTTAAGCTATTTTAAAAAGGATTTTGAGATTGAGTAAGTTGGCCAGCCCCTTGGTGTAACCCAAAATGAATATGGGAAAAGGGTAGCAACTTCGCAACAGGCGGAGAGGTACGGGTTCGAATCCCGTAGGGGCTGCAAAAAAAATATTTTGATAAAAAGATTGTTTATTAAAAATATTTATTAACTTTGTGTATAACTAAAACCAAATAAGCCATGTCAAATCAAAAATCAACTACCGACCTCCCAGAAAAGTATGCTTACGTTTTTATCGCCATTGTGGTGATCTTAGGATTAATTGCAGATAACTTTTAAAATCTATTTTATGGAAAATTTATTAAAATGTATAGACATTTGGGATAACCTATATTATTTTCACGGCTGGAGTGAAATAGAAAAAACAAATATACATCCTGAAGATCCGGCAAAAGATCATAAATATTCAGCAAAAGCAGCAATATTAGAAAACATAAAAACAGGGGAAACTGAATTATTAGAACCCGGCTGTTTTAAGTTTGTACGCGAAGGAGACAAAAATCCAAATTGGCAAAATTCAATAACCTATGGAATCCAAAATTCAAACCAACATTAAACACCGCTTTGAAAAAGCGGGTTGGCTGGTTGTGAAACTGATACAAACCAATTGCAACGGCATCCCGGATTTAATGTGCCTGAAGAACGGCAAAACCATCTTCATTGAAGTAAAGCAGCCTGGCAGGGAACAAACGGAGTTGCAGAAGTTTAGGCATACACAATTAATCCAGGCCGGATTCCAGGTATTTGTACTGACCTCAGAAAAGGATATAATAATTTAAACCATAAAACCAAAAGCCATGAAATTTATTATTTTTAAAGATGAATTATCTGTTTTATTAGATGTATTAATGGAGGATTCTTATAAAGAATTATCAATTATTGTTGATATTGTAAAGGAACCAGGCATTGTCCCAATGTACAAAGTTACATTTGTAAACCCAGAGCACAACGGCTCAACAATATTACTGGCCGTATGGGATGCTGGCAAATTATACGCAGAAAAGTATATAAAAGAACAACATCCAATTAATTCTAAAATATTAATCGGCCATAAAAAATGATAAAATGATTCAATCAATAATTGTGATATTAATCCCTATTGCCGTTGCGGCGGTATGCGCCATTTATTTGGTATTGGGTATTGATTATATGAACGAAAACCATCCGGATTATAAAGGAGATGATTTTTTATGACAACAGAACAAGCCGTAAAAATAATTGCGTCACATTTGGAGCCGCATATTGATGATATACCTAAAAGATTATTGGATAAAATTGCCGATATTATAAACCAAACCAGGACAATAATACGAAAGGAAATAATACTTGAGGATAGAAAACCTGATCGGCCTGATTTAAAGGCGGAATGGGAAAGGATATGCAAATTATATCATCTTGATCCAATTGAAACAAAAAAGGGCCGCCAATCGCATAAAATTACCGCTAAAACGCATTTTATAAGGTATATCCTTTTGAATTACGAGTATATTAATTTGGTTGATTTAGCTAAATTTTTTGGAATGGATCATACCAGTATTATACATTTAAGGGACCGCAGTAAAGTTGATTGCCCCTATCCGCCGTTTTATCAACGCAAAAGATATATTATAAACGCTCCTCCCTTATAATTTTCTGCAGTTTACGTAGTGCCAGGTTGATTGTATTATAGGCATTTTTTTTGGCTTTTATATGATCCTCCTGTTCTTCATCATAAGTATTATATGACGCATCCTCAAGGGTTGTAATAACGGTCAAAGCAGTATCAATTATTGCCGTTAAATCATAATCATTTACCTCTATTTTATCGGCCTCCTCCGTCATAAGATTTTGCCTTTATGGATGCGATAATTACGTACATGGAAATCTTTGCCGTTGTCAGATAACTCAACTATCCCGAATCCATGCGACCATTTGTTGATGGGCAGATAGGCCGGATTTAACTCGGAAAGGCATCCCAAACTCCATGTTGTAACGATCTCCCCGTTCATATTGCTTTCGGTGTGTTCACTTACCGAATGATTATGTCCCTGCATAGCAGATACCTTTCCCCTTAAAAATAAACCCCTAGCCACATTTACAGGACTGAATATCGATTGACCAAATTCATGACCATGCACAATATTAAGATCATTCGCTTTTATAATCCGCTTATCCCCGATCA